TTCTGTACCTGGTGGCGTAACAATTGACAACAATGGTAACATCCGTATTGCAGGCGTTCCTGTTATCCCTCATAGCCTTGTAACTGCTAACAGAATGTACGTAATGGACTCTACAAAGTTCGCTATCGCACAACAATCTGGTCTTGCTGTTCGTTCTACCGAGTTCGATCAGGATGATTTCATTAAGAACCTCATCACTTTCCGTTGTGAGGCTCGTTGCGAATTGTTGCAGTTCCAACCAGGTGCTGCGGTTTACGGAGCAATCTAAATCCTGTTTCTTGCTAAATAACGGGGGAGGTGTAAAAGCCTTCCCCTATTTTTATGAATACTATACTACTTACAACTAAGGACTCACCAAGAACAGAAGGTGCATACAACCATCTACTATCTCATGGTTTTGATGCTGATATATTTTATGCCATAAAGAATGATGATGCGAAAACATCATTCAACCTATCAATGCAACACATCACCTCACAAAGTGATGGTATTTTATGGTTCTTTGAAGATGATGTATATCTGAAGGATTCTACACACTTGCACAATGCAATAAATCAGATGCCTACTGATTGGGATATGCTTTATCTTGGAGCGAATCTTGTTGCACCAATTCAAAGGCACTCTGATAATATATTCCGCACATTTGGAGCATGGACTACTCACGCAGTATGTTTTAATAATGCTAAATCACTCTGTGAGGCGTATCAAGATACTACACAGATGTTTGATGACTGGCTAAAGGATAACATTCATCCAAGAGGTAATACCTACATCATTTCACCTATGATTGCGTGGCAGAAACCACATGAATCACCACTTTGGAATCACTATGCTGATTACACCGATATATTTAATGCATCAGCAAATAAACTATTATGAATATACTTTGCTCCATTCATCTTTATCCTCCTGCCCATAATTGTGGCGCAGAATATATGTTGCATGGAATATTAAAGCACTTACAAGCCGATGGTCACAATGTCAAAGTACTCCTTCACCAAGCCAATCACTATAAAATAACTAATAACTACGTTTTCGATGGTGTAGATGTATTTCCACCGAATGCAAACGTAATGGAAGGATTGATGAGATGGTCAGATGTTATATTCACCCACTTGGATTATACACGTTGGACAATTCACGCTGCTAAACTTTACAAGAAACCAGTATTTCACCTTATACATAATTCTCACCCATACCCAGAAATTATTGATGCGGAGAATAAACAACATATCATTTACAATTCTTTTTGGTTAAAAGACCTATTAAGTTACAATTTCCCTAATTTTGTATTAACCCCTCCTTGCGACTATCGTTTTTACGATACTAATACTGACACTTCACGCAATACTTACATTACACTAATTAATTTAAACGAGAACAAAGGGGGGAAGGTCTTTGCAGATATTGCCCGTGCGATGCCACATAAACAGTTTCTTGGTGTTCTTGGTTCATATGATGAGCAAGTAACCGAAAATCTGCCAAATGTGGTGTATGTAAAAAACAATCCGAATATACTTGAGACTTATAAACAGACTCGAATACTTTTAATGCCATCGGATTACGAATCATGGGGTAGAACGGCAACAGAGGCAATGTCAAGCGGTATTCCTGTAATTTGCACAGAGGCGAATGGTTTGAAGGAAAACTGCGGTAAGGCAGGGATTTACATTAAAAACAGAACCGATGTTAAGGAATGGGTCAGAAGAATTACTGAACTTGATGAAGAAAAAGCCTATAGTTCAGCATCAAGAAAAGCAAAAGCAAGAAGCAGAGAACACGATCCGAGAGAAGCACTCAACAACTTTAGCACTTGGTTCAAAGAAAAAGTTAACCAATGGTATATATAAATAGCGTAGTAATTCAAGCCGATGCCGTTGCAGAGCCTGTGAGCAGGACTGATGCAAAGAATTGGATGCGGATTGACTACACATCTGACGATACCCTTATAGATAATCTCATTTCAGCAGCAAGACAACATCTTGAGAAATTAACAGGAAGGTCATTTGCAAATAAATTGATTCAGGCTAATGTTGAATGCACTGGGCAGAATCCAAAAGTTTGGATTATTGATTTACCTTATTCTCCTTTAGTATGCGTAAATAGTGTAGTTATGAAGGAGGGTATCAATGACAATGAAACTTTGACTGCGAATGATGACTATGAGGTGATAGGTGGTAAATTGTGGTTGTATATCCCAGGTACCTACACTGTGACATATCAAGCAGGATACGGGACACTACCCAATGATTTGAGGAATGATATTTTAACTCTTGTTTCGTGGATGTATGAGAATAGGGGTAAGAAGATGAATGCTGATCCGAAACAATCGGTTTCGCAATATCCTTCATGGGAAGGTTTGAACTATCACCAATATAGGCAAGTAGTTATTTAATGGCTAAAGGGTTTAACATAGAGGTTTCAGATAGGGCAATAAACAACATACTTAAAAAGTATAAAACACTTGTTAATGATGCTGCAGTTGAAATTGATATGGAATTAGCTGCTCATGGTGAGGATATGGCAAGAAGTGCAAAGAATCTTGCACCAGTTGACACAGGCAGATTGAGGGCATCAATAAGTCTGAAGAAAGACCAATTTATGAGTTATCAGCTTGTTGCACAAACAAAATATGCTGCATACCACGAATTTGGTACAGGTACATTGTATGAGGCTCCTGAATATCCTGAATGGCAAGATTTAGCATCGAAGTTCAAAGGAAAGGGAGTCAGACCTGTGAACATTCCTGCAAGACCATTCATGCGCCCAAGTATTTTGGCTTACTGGCCCAAATTCAAAACAAGAGTTATTGAGGTGCTAAAAATGTATAAATGAAAGATACCTCAAATTCAATACGTGTAATTTATGTCAATGCCTTAAATGGTAACTTGTCCTATAATGGGCAAGATGTTCCCGTTTATGGTCAGACACCATTTCGCACTACTCCAAAAAATTATGTTGTAATTTCATCCATTACGGAGACTGCAAATAACAATAACCAATATTTCGGTAATTCCGTTGATGTGGTAATTGACATATTTAGTGAACAATACCGAATATATGATAACGCAATAGTGGATAATATATCAAGTCAGATACTCAACATATTAATCCCAGATACTGCCGTAAATGGCTTTAGTGATACCGATTTCGTGGTATATCCAACGGCAAGGACTTCATCAACTTATTTGCCGTTACAGAACGGAGATAATTTTGTTGCTCGTAAGATAATAACAATTAGTAATTTAGTAAATCAAAAATAGAATACAATGCCACAAATTTTAGGTTCATTACAAAACATCGAAATAGATGTAGCAGGTGGAACATCATACAAGAACCTTGTATGTCTTCGCACTGGTTCAGTTAACACCACAATGGATGCCACAGTAGAGCAAACAAATTGCGGTGTTCTCACATCTCCTTCAGAGCCACAGATGACTGTTGACTTTGATGCCATTTGTGAGGCTGCACCAACAATTGCTCAAGTATCTTATGAAGACCTTCTTGCAGCTATGGTGAATAAAACCATCGTAACTGTAAGGGTACAAAACCCAACTATCACAGGTTCTTCAGTAGGTACCGTTTACTATCATCAATTCTCTGGTTATATCACTGATTTGACTTTGAATCAGTCTACCACCGAATTTGTAAACTTCTCTGGCACAATACAATCTTCAGGTACTCTTGATGTAATTGCTTAATTATGAACTACTGTACTATAACTATCAATGGCACTAAAACTGGCATTAAATTCGGCATGGCATCATTTAGGTACTTGGGTGATGGCAAACTTGTTGAAGGCAAGACACACAAGGGAGAGGAACTCAATGAAATCGGAATAGCACATATACTTTATTCGGGTTATTGGAATAACTGCATTGTAAAAGATGTAGAACCTGAACTTACTTTCTCCGATTTTGTAGACTATATCGAAGCCAATTTGCGTAATGATAAAGCACTTGCAGAAATCAGAAACGCTTTGGAGATATGGACAAAGAATGAGTTCATCAAGCAAGTGAATGAGCCTGAAGCAAAAAAAAAGACTTCACCTTCGAGGAAATCGAAGCCTTCGCCTTTGGCGAAATGATGCTACTGCCTAATGAGTTTTATAAGATGTCACCACGGCATTTCTCACTAATGCTCAAAGGACATCAAGAGAAGAAGATTGACGGATATAGGCAGACAAGATTACTAATGTTTACAATGGTACGTTTGCATGGTGATCCGAAATCTGCACCGAAATCGCCTGAAGCACTTTGGGAACTACCTGGTGATGAGGTTAAAGGGATGACCGATGAAGACTATCGGGAAATATTTAAACGTTTGGTAAAATGAATGAAGACTTTATATTTCGGCTTGGTGCGGATGTCTCATCATTTACCAAGTCTATTACCGAGGTTGAGGCAGAATTAACACAGGCAAGAAAAGCCGTCAAAGGTGCTTTAGGTGATGACCTTATAAAGGCTAATCAATATGTTCAAGACCTTGAGCAATCGTTAAAGGACTTAAAGTCTGTTGGTGTTCAAGTCCCAGGTGCTGCGAAGGCAGCGAAGGAGATTGCTAACGTTTCACCTGAAGCAAAGAAGGCACAAAACACACTAACGGGATTATCAGGAGTTGTAAGGGATTTGCCTTTCGGATTCATTGCGATACAGAATAACTTGCCCATTCTTGCAGACCAGTTTACTGCATTGAGCAAGGATTCAGGTGGGTTTAAAAATGCCTTAAAGAATTTAGGTTCTGCATTAGCTGGTCCCGCGGGATTGGCTTTTGCTATTGGTGCGGTTATTTCAGGTATTACGGCATTAGTTCAAAAGTATGGCAGCTTTTCTGCTGCTATTAATGAAATTCTTGTATTACAGAAATCACAAAAGGATTTAACAAATGAGTTAAATACCGCTATAGGTAAAACTGTTGGAGAGGCTGAAGCGGAAATCACTACACTTAATAATTTAGTTGGTGTACTTACTAATACCAATAGTACATTAAATCAGAGGAATGGTGCTTATGATGAACTAAATCAAAAGTACCCAGGTCTACTTTCTAATTTAAATAAAGAGGAAATTGCAACGGGGGCGGTTAATAGTACTATTGCCTCAAGAATTGCATTATTTGCAAAAGAGATTGAATTAAATGGTAAGCGGTCTGCTCTTGAAAAACTAATAGGACAAGAGGCTGAAAAGTCTTACACTTCATTAAGTAAATTAGCTAATCAGACATTTCTTGATGGATTGACTGCTGAATTACAAGGTGTTTTATTGGGTTTCAACGCAGGAACCGCAGGATTACAAGTATTTGCACAACAAACACAGAACGGAGCGAAGGCAACACAATTCTTTGAAGGTGTTTTAAGAGGTGTTCAAGGTGAATTGTCAGAAACAGAAGGTGCAATAAAAACACTTACTGATGCCGAGAAGAAAAGAATAGAGGAAGAAGAAGAGAAAGCAAAGAAATTAGAACGTAACGCAGCAAAAGAAAAAGCTAATACTGAAAAGAGAATAGCACAACAAAAAGCATTAAACGCTGCAATAGAAAGAGAGACTGAGGCAGCAATGAAAGCCAACGTTGAGGCAAACAAAAGAGCAGCAGCGACTAAAGCAGAACAACTTGAGTCACAAGCATTAAAAAATAGGACTGAGCAATTAAAAAGAGTTGCAATAGCAGAGAAAGAGGCATTAACTGCCTTTCAGCAAAGGCAACAAGCTGAAATGACTTTCGGCTTAGAAACAATGCCTGTTCTACCAGGGTTTAAAGACCTTGCACCTAAATTAGTCAAGGATATTAATACACAGGCAGGACTTGAATTATTAGAGAATACATTCTTTAATCCTGTACAAACGCTATTTTCTGATTTGATTTCTGGTGCTGATAACGCATTCAAGGCTTTTGCAAAAGCGGTATTAAATGCAATTAATCAGATAGTAGCTAAGATTATTGCAACGGGTATAATAAAATTGATTGCAATGATAGCCTCACCTGGGGGATTTGGTGGTGCAGGAGGCTTTGCAGGACTATTAAAGGGGATTGGTTCAGCATTAGGATTCTCTATCGGTGGTGTTGCAAACCCAAATTTCGGAGGTGTAACAAGTGGAGGAATGGCTATGAGTGGGGCAGTTAACGTAGTATTGAGAGGTCAGGATTTAGTTGGATCATTGAATAGAACAAACGCACAAATAAATAGAGTTGGCTAAAGTACTTAAATACACAATGGACTTTAAGTCCATAGATGATAAAAACTACTCTGCGTGGTTTCGCATTGAGGGGGAATCTTTGCCAACGATTGACCTTTCACCCGGTCCAAGACCTGTGGTGTTTAGGGAATATAATACAGAGGAAGATATCTTTAAGCCAATTCGGACATTCCTTGTAGAAATACAGATACAAACAAATGTGAATGGTGTTTCACTTGACACATTTATAAAAAACAATGACACAGACATAGAGGTCTATATCACAGTTGGAGGTAATATTATTTGGCGTGGTTATGTTTTACAAGACGATATTGAAGAGGTATGGGATGATGGCAATCACTACCTTCTGGTTCGTGCTGCGGAGGGTTTTGGGTTACTAAAAACCATTCCTTTTGAGGTTTCAGGTGCAGAGGCTATTGGTAAATACACACCTCTACAATACATCGAAAATGCTATTTCTACGCTTTACGCAGGTGGTGTCACTGCTGATTATTACGTGCTTAATAATCTTTTTCATGATAGCATGGTCGATACTGCGGGAAGGCATCCGCTCAATCAATGTTTTATTGATGCAAAGACTTTTCAGCAAGAAGGCACAGTTTATGATGATTCATATACTGTCATAGAGAAAATAAATTCCGCATTTGGACAGTCTATATTTTTCTACGATGGGCAAATGTGGTTATTCAGACCAGAAGAATTGTACACATCGTATAATAATAATCTTCGGTTGGCAAATGTCACAAGTGTAAATCAGTTCGAGATTCTCAAAAGGTTCGATGTTGAGGTAGGTGTAGGAAGAGAGATGCAACCCATCATGCCAGAAATGTTGCGGAGTATAAATAGAGCAACAAAGTTTGATGAGGTTGATTTCTATTATAGTGTATTTGATGAGGTATTAATAAATGAAACATTCCAAAGGGGTACATTAACATCTACAGGAACTACATTTAAAGAATTCTCTGTTGATTCTTGGACTTATGGTTTTGGTAATATCTCAAATACTACTACACCATCATCAGGGGCTGTAAGAGCAAGAGAAGATTACGCTGTTTCCTTGACTGGGCAATTGATAGATAGGTATATTTATTTCCCCATTCAAAGTTTAGGAGTAGGTGATAATTTCCATTGGATAAAATCACAATCAATAAACGTTAAGCAAGGTAATATAATAGATATTCAATTTGATTTTAGATTCCAAAGTTCTCATCAAGTTGGAAATGCAGCTGCATGGGTTGTAATACTATCAGGTGCAACTTATTACTCTTTAAATGAAAATGGGGAGTGGAGGTCATCTGGTACATTAGGTGGAAGTACACCTATTCTTGTGGATTTGACATCTACAACAGGTGTAATATCAACAGAGTGGAATAATTTGCAGGTAAATTCTTTACCTATCCTTGCTGATGGGGTTATGACAGTTTATTTGTCTGCTACTACTTCAGGTGTAAGTGCAAATAATGCGTATTTTAAAAATTTTGACTTTAAAATACTGTCAGCCTTTGAGTCTGAAACTGATTTAAGAAGGATTAAGGGTGAGAATAGTCTTTATACAAAGTCACTTACAATAAATAATTCATACAAACAAGAAATATTTCTTGATGACCATTTTAGTCCATCATTTAAGGGTGCAATATTTGAATCTGATCAGATAACTTTAACCGATTCAGATTGGTATAGATATAGATTTTTGGGTGAGGCTTACGGATTCCGTAGGCAGAATGCCACTGCACAATGGGAGCATAATAGGTTCAATCGTAATAAAATAGATGTGAATCTTTATGGCTTATGGTGGGATGATGCGGGTAATTCAAGGTTCATAGGATTTCAGAATACTTACAGATTTATGGATGATGATGTAAATAAACTTTACTATCCTGCGAATATTAGTGAGATTGACCTTGTGAATAATACTTGGCAGGGAACTTTGGTGGAGGTATGGGATCAGACTAAAGACCTACCAACATCACAAACATTTGAGGCGAATTTTACGCTTGGGACATATACAACGGCAACACTTACCGCTCCTTTGACTTTGGTCACTTCAGGAGGTTTTAGTATTCAAACAAGCAACACTGCGAGATATGATGCTGCGACAACGTTAACAACACCCGTAACAGTTGGTATTTTTGGTAATGTTTCGTGTAGTACTTATCCCAAAAATGTTACCTTTGAATTGCGGAAAAGCGGTACTGCAATACGGACTATAACTTATCCTGTTTACGTGGCAAATCAGCCATTTACTTTTGACTTATCCGTAGGAACGCAGACAATAGCAACAAATAACACTTTCACTGTGGTAATTGTAGGTCATTCATCGGTGACAATTGGAGGAGGAGATATGAAGATTAACACACCAGGAACGGCTTATACTTTTGATACTTACACAGATAATTATCTTTATCAATAATGGCAGATCCAGTAAAAGCAGAAGGTTTAGTCATAGCGTACACAGTGGGTAGCAATATCTACCCTCTTGCGTGTGCGAAAAACGCAACTATGACTATTTCAAGGGATATGCTTGAACTCGCCCCGAAAACAAATAACACGCATAGGCAATTCATACCTGGAAAGAGAGCATCAACTATAACGGGGTCAGGACTTGTGAAGATTGTAGGCACTACTCAACATGGGATTGATTTCTTTGAAGATTTGCTCACCACCGTTGATACGAAATACACTGCTTACCTTGATATCATTGATCCGCAGAATAATTATCGGGTTTATCAGTTTCAATGCTATGTAACAGAGGTTTCTTATGACTCCACAGTTAATAATTTCGCACAATATAATTATACTTTACAGGTAACGGGTGGATTTACGGAGTTGACTGTAGTTGATACCTATACTGTGGCATCAGGAACGATTACGGCAAGGTCTACATCAACTCATAAACTTGTAGCGGTTGGCTATGGTGGGAAATGGTATTATAATTACACAGTAAGCGCGGGACCAGTCATAAACCTTGGAACTGCTTTGAATGGTACTTCAGTCGTTGCAGCTTATATAACATTATAATATGTCAGAACATAATTTAAAAACAATAAGAAAGGGTGACACGTGGAGCATGGACTTGTCATTTTATGAAGAACCCTGCGAAACAACGCCTATAAATGTCAGTAGTTGGACTTTTAAACTCATGGCTAAGAACGCAGCAGGAGTTACCCAATGGACTTGGAACAATGCAGATTTTGTAGCGGGTGCAACAACTAATCAGAGAATCGTGACACTTACTGCGGTTACTACGGCAACCTATGTTGTGGGTGAGTATGCCTATGATTTGCAAGTGACAAAAAGTGACGGGGTATACACATATATGACTGGTTTTGTAATTGTTGAAGACCAAATAACAAGCTAATGACAATCAAAGTAACATATAATGTAACCGATGTTTATGTAACGCAGGATGTTTCGCCTGTTTATATAAATGTTTCATATAGTAGCGGAGGCGGATCAGGTGCAGCGGTTTGGGGTGGGATTACGGGAACGCTTTCTAACCAAACCGATCTTCAAAACGCCTTAAACGCTAAATTCGATGACCCAACGGGAACGACTTCA